CCCAGGACACCAACGTTCCGGACTGCACCAATCCGGACGCGCCCTCCTATATCGAGCGCGCCGTCGACTCGATCAGCACGGAAATCTCCGGCTCCGGTGTTCTGGCCGAGGAAGCGTTCTCGACCTGGCAGGCATGGTTCGACAGCGGCGTGAAAAAGTCTGTCCAGATTTATCCCATGGGTTCCACCAAGGGCTATTACGGCGGCAACTTCATTTTGTCCGCGTTCAATATGACCGCCGATCGCGGTCAGAAAGTGAACGTGCAGATCACTATGATCAGCGACGGTCAAACGATCTGGAACGGCCCGGGTAGCCCGTAAGCCATATGCGGATCACAGCAATCGAAATCCCCTGGGCCGATGGCGAGTTCAAGTTCGACCTTCGCCTAGGGGAAATCCGAAACCTGCAAGAAAAGACCGGGATAGGCCCACCTGTAATCCTGCAACGTCTCCAGAACGATCAGTGGAAGGTAGACGATTACCGCGAGACCATTCTTCAGGGTCTTATGGGCGGCGGCAGGACCGCCAAAGAAGCCAGCGAGTTGGTAAAGAAGTGGGTAGATAACCGCCCCGCCGTCGAGAGTATTCTTCCGGCACAATCAATCCTCTTGTCTTGGTTGGTGGGCGTACCCGAAAAAAAACCGGAAGCGGTGGAGACACAGACCGAAGCGGAGACGGCACCGGCCGCATCGACTTCGCCGCAATCTACGGATCAGGTGCCGCAATCGGATTTACTCCCCGCGACATAGATCAGCTTTCGATGGCGGAATTCTTTGCTTCTGTCGACGGTTGGAGCCGTTGCCATGGCGCCGAGAAACCGCCTGAGCCGCCGAGCGACGAGCGCTTCGAAGAGATGATCCAAGAGATCGAAAGTATGCGATAGATGGCCGATACTGCCGCCGCCCTTGTTATCCAGTTGACGGCAGAGACGCGCGATTTCCAACGGGAAATGCGCAAGGCGACCGGTGTTTTTGACACCGAAGGCCGGAAGATTGAGCGGCGCCAAGCGCAGCTCAAGAAGAACCTCGAAAAGCAGTTCAGCGGATTCGGGAGAAATCTGTTTGGCTTTGCTTCCGCAGGCGCTGCGCTTGCCTTTAGTAAATCTATCCTCAGTACGGCCGATGCGTTGTCCGACGCGTCGCAGCAACTCGGCGTAACCGTTCAGCAGCTACAAAGTCTGGACTATGCCGCCAGGGTGTCTGGCGGGTCTTCGGAGAAGTTGACGCAGGCCCTTAGCTTCTTGGCTGACGGCCTAGGTGAAGCACAGCGCGGCGAAGGCCAACTTGCCGACGCCATGCGCCTCAACAATATCCAAATGGGCACCACCGTCGAGGTGCTGTTCGACGTGGCGGATCGGGTGAAAGCAGCCCGCACCGAAACCGAGAAAATGAATATCGCCACCACCTATCTTGGCGCGAAAGCCGGTAAGGGGTTGGTGTCTTTTCTGAACGAAGGCGCCGATGGGTTGCGCAAGCTCCAGCGGGAGGCGGCGGCCAAGGGACAGATTTGGGATCCAGAGACGATAGCTCGTCTTGATTCCACCAAGGACAGTTTCGAAACCTTACAGAAGGCCCTGGTAAACATCGGGGCCATTCCTGCCTCAAAGTTCATGCAGGACCTTTCGCAACTCCTGGAGGCGCTGGCCAAGGGAGACTGGAAGGCCGGGCTTGAAAAGCTTGGCAACCTGATGCCGGCGATTGCGGGCGCTGCCGTGGGCGGCCGGATAGCCGGTCTACCAGGAGCGGTTATCGGCGGCGCGGCCGGTGCCATCGGGGCGGGCAGCGGAACGCTCCAAGGCAGGATCGACGCACTAGAAGCAAAGCTTAAGAACCCCAATCTCGGGGGTGCAGATCGCAAGTGGTCGGAATACATGCTGGCGCAATTGAAGGCTCTGCCGAAGCCTGCGGCAGCGCCAGCGGCGGCGGCAGCTGGTGCCGCGCCTGCCGCAAGAACAGCCGTCCCGAAATCGAAGGCCGATATTGATAAGGCCGCCCGGGATGCGGAGTCGGCGCTTCGCGACGCCTCAAGAATACGAGAGGTGATTTCGTCCGCTGCAGAAGACGCGCGCCGCGCCTCCGACGATTCTCTGTCGGCGCTTAATGATACGGTGCGCGCTCAAGACCAAGCCTTGCTAACCAGGATGCAGGGATCAGTTCATTTCGCTGAAATACAAAAGGAGGTCATCGAAGAAACTGCGCGGTTTGATAAGGCCTCGCTGGACGACAGGGTTGCAGCCGAACTCCACGCCCTCAATCTTCGTAAAGATCAAGACCTTGAACACCTACGAGAACTTAAGGCAACTAAGGACCAAGAGCTTTCCGTCATTCAGAGCTATTCCGATCAGCGCAACTCGATTGAGTCGAACGCTGCGGAAGCGAGAAAGACAATAGAAATAAATGCAGGCAATGAAATACTGCAAATCAGAACCCGCGAAATAGAACTGAACGATGAAATCCGCTCAGGCTTGGGCGACGTTTTTACAGCGGGGCTCCACGGCTTCGACAGCATGAAGGATGCCGCAGTACGGTTTCTAGAAACCTTGGCCGAAATGATCATCCAACTCTATGTGATTAAACCGCTTATAGAAAGCGTTTTAGGTCCAAGTGGTTCGTCTTTAGGGGGCGGTGGTGGTGGCGGGTTCGGATCAATTCTGACCAGCATTTTTGGCTTCGCTGGCGGCGGTGTGATGACGCCAAACGGTCCGCGTCAACTTCAGAGATTCGCCAACGGCGGTCGCAGCAACAAGGCGGCGATATTCGGAGAGGCGGGGCCAGAGGCCGCAGTGCCCTTGCCTGACGGGCGCCGGATACCAGTAGAACTTAGGATGCCAGAAGTTGGCCGAGCGCAGGCTGGTGGTGGCGTGACGATCCTTCAAAGCTTCGACCTGTCAGGCGCCGTGGTGACGGACGAACTGTTTGCCAGAATGGAGCGCACCGCGGACTCTAGGGCCCAGGCCCAGATCGCAAAGTATGATCGGTCGGTAATTCCTGGTCGTGTCCGGGTACTGACCAATGACCCGCGAAGGAACTACTAAATGGCGCTGGCAACGGTCCAGGACATCCTGCCCACATGGCAAGGGATGGGGTGGGCCACCATGGAATTGCTCTATGGCGATCAGACCAGCGGCCAAGGCAGTGGCCAGGTAATTGTCAAGAACCTTCGCGATCCCCTGTGGATGCTCCATGCGGAAAGCAAAATCCTTATCCCCAGCCAACTGCGAAAGTGGAAGGCAATCCTGAATGGCCTGGACAACGGCCGCAGCCTTTTCCTCGGGTACGATTTCGCCGGGTTCTATCCGATACTTTATCCGCGCGGAACCTGGCCGACTGGTGTTTCCTTCAGCGGCACATCCGCCGCGGTCAGCGCTAAGTCTGGGAAGACCATCACACTGTCAGGCCTGCCGGCCGGTTACTCCGGATCGATCGGCGACTTCATTCAGGTGACCAATTCCACAGGCTCGCCGGCAAAGCTTGCGCTGCTGCAGGCCGCCGAAACTTTCACCGCCAATGGAAGCGGTGTGACGAGTGCATTTGAAGTCAGGCCGACCGTCCCGGCCTGGGTGGCAGCCGCGCAAGCGGCGGCAGTCAAGAAGGCAGGCTGCCACATGATGATCATACCAGGATCAATCGAGGCACCCAAGAATTTGAACGCCCGCGGCTCCATTTCATTCGACGCCATCCAGGTCCCCATTCCGTGAAAACATTTACAGCTGCTGAGCTTGTTGCCTATGGATCGCGTCAGATCGTTTCCCGCAATCTTATCTATGTGGTTCCCAAGGATCGTAGCACGGGAGTTGCACAGGAATTCGGGTTCTGGGACGGCATCGATGATGTGACAATCGACGTCAGGGATGGCCTGACAGCGTCAGTCGTTCCAAGAAACTTCAGCAGCAAGGGTGCTGTTCTGACCATCGGGGACATTTCCCTTTCCGATACGCTCAACGTATCTTCTTTGCAGGTCTCTCTTAGCAACCTGAACGCAAACGTCGAATCCGCTATCCGTACATACGACATGCGGAATGCGCCGATTCAGATATATCGCGCTCTGTTTAATACGGACAGTCCGTCTACCCTTGTTGATTATCCGCGCTGCCGCTTTGTTGGGTACGTGGACACTCTCTCAATCAATCAGCCGGCGGTTGGCGGCGAAGCGTCGGCGGTGCTTAACTGTGTTTCCTGCACCAGGGAATTAACCCGCAAGAACGCTGAACTTCGGTCGGATGAAAGTCAGCAGCGGCGGCACTCAGGCGATCGCTTCTTTCAGTACACCGGTGCCACCGGTCAGGTGCAAGTCTTTTGGGGCCAAAGCCAAGGGACTGCGGCGCCATGATAGAGGCGAAGAGACAGCCCGGCTGGCGGGTCAGGCTGGCGGCGGCGATGGCATTGAACGAAGCTAAGCCCTTTGCCTGGGGCTCCAATGATTGCTTTCTGGGAGTGATTGCGCCCGCTGTAGAGGCGATGCTTGGCCTGGATGTGTTCGCCGAGTATCGCGATTCCTATGACAGCGAAGAAACTGGGCTGCAGGCACTGTCGATGTTCGGGTTTGGATCGATGGCCGATCTGGTTGGAAAGTATTTTCACGAGATTTATCCCGCGAGGGCCAGCGTCGGCGACATCGCCTTAATCCAAAACGGGATCCACGATCCTTTTGGGGGCGTACTAGGCATCGTGATCGGGGAACGAATCGTGACAATCGTCCCGGAAGGTCGCGCGACCGTGCGTCTCCTGAACGCCCATAGAGCTTTCCGGGTCGGTTAAATGAAATTCAGGCTAGTAATTCCGCCCACTGCCGTTCTAGTGGCAGTGATCCTGGCTTTCAGTTCAACACCGGCATATTGCCCGTTCCTTATTCCGATTGTCGCCAGCGTCCTTATCAGCGTGGGCGTTGGAGCCATCACAGCTGGCATCCTAGCTTCTGTCATTGTTTCCGTCGGCTTGTCTCTTATTGCGACAGCACTTCGCGGCGGCGGCGGCGGCGGCGCGAAGGCTGCTGAACAAGCTGACTTTGGGATTAAGTCAACACTGCAGACCGGCGGCGTCGTGCCGCGATCTTTCGGTTTTGGAACATTTTGTACCGCTGGATCGGAGGTCTATCCGGCGCGCACCTGGGGAAATTCAGGAAAGACCCCTAACGCCTACTTCACCAGGTTCATAGCGCTGTCCGATCTTCCGATGAACAGCCTAACGGCCATCATTGTGAACGATCAGCGTTGCACCTATGGCAGCGGCTCTCCAGACGCAAATCTGGGGTACAAGATCCCGGAATTCAACAATGGCACCGATCACCTCTGGGTGAAGTTTTACGATGGCACACAGACGACCGCGGACAGCTGGGCCGTCTCACAATTTGGAAGTGATCCGGACTATCCCTATTCCAGCAGTCAGGTCGGTCGTGGTGTAGCTTATGTGATCGTGACGGCGCTTATCGACCAGAATCTGTTCAGCAGTTTCCCGCAGTTTCAATTTGAAGGACTTGGCGCAAAGTTTTACGACCCGCGTTCAGATTCGTCGGTAGGTGGGTCTGGGTCTCAGAGGTGGGCGACGCCTTCCACATGGGCGCATACCTATAATCCGGCAGTCATTAAGTACAATGTCTTGCGCGGGATTTCCTATTACAACACAAACTCGCCGCCCGTCGGGTCATGGTTGTTCGGCCTGCAGGGCACTGATGCAGCGCGATTGCCGCTAGACAATTGGTTTGCGGCGATGAACGTGGACGATGACTCGGAGGAAACGTCTCCGGGTGTATTCGCGGCTCAGTATCGATGTGGAGGTGAGGTATCAGTAAACCAAGCGCCAGTTGAATTCCTGGACGAGTTGAACAAATGCGACAGCGGCCGGGTTGCCGAGGCCGGTGGCATTTTCAAGACGCGCAGCGGCGCAGCTGGTGCAGCCGTGATGAGCTTCACCGATGCCGATCTGATTATCACGGCACAGCAAACCTTCGATATGTTCCCGGGTTTAGAGCAGACCATAAACGGCGTGTCTGCGACCTATCATGACCCGGCGCAGAATTGGGCAGAAACAGACGCCCCGTCTCTATTCGATCCGGATCTTGAGGATGAGGACGGCAGCCGCCGTCTGATAGCCGCGCTGCAGTTCAATTACGTTCCATATCAGTCTCAGGTTCAACGACTGATGAAAAACGCGCGGGACGAAGCCCGCAACTTCAGAAAGCATGTTGTCATTGCGTCGCCGATCGCAGCCCAGCTTGAACCGCTGGACGTTATTGCCTGGACAAGCACGATCAATGGTTACACGTCAAAACTTTTCTCGGTAATCCCGACAGACCAGAACGATCTTGATCAGGTCATGGTGCTGCAGGAAGTTGATCCTGCAGACTATGATTGGGATAGCGGAATAGATTACACCACCTATACGCCGGTGGCGGTCATTTCCAGATCGCCGGCAACCCAAGCCATGTCTGGATGGGCGGTTTCAGGCCTGAGTGTGAACGGCGCTGGCGGCCGCAGCCGCGCCGTGATCAAGCTCCAATGGGATGTCGCCGGCATCGATGATGTAGACGCGGTTCAGTATGAAGTTCGCTTACCATCCGACTCCCCGCCTTCGTTTGTGGTGGCGGGTGAAACCGAACGGTTCCTTGACGGCTATATCTATATTTCCGAAAACATCCTTAGCGCGACAACCTATGAAGCGCGCGGCCGCTATCTGCCGGCTGGCCGCAACAGGCCCACCAGCTGGTCGAGCTGGCTTTCCGTAACTACCCCGAACGCTCAGCTCGTGGGCAACGACATTGCGGACGCAATCCTGACTTACGCGAAGTTTGCCGCCAGCATTCAGCCGGTTCAGGTGGTTACAAGCCTGGCCGCTGCAGACATTAGCAGCGGCAAGGCTGTTGCATATCTGACAACCGATGGTCAGTTGTATCGCTATTTTTCTGGCGCTTGGACGGTGGCGGTGCCAGCTGTCAATGTCGGCAATGGCCTGACGGGATCGCAGATCGCCGCGCTAACCATCACTGGATCGAATCTAGTAGCCGCGACCATAACCGGATCAAAGATAGCATCGGCCACTATTGGCGCGGGAAATATAATTGCGAGCACCATCACCGCAAACGAGATTGCCGCGAATACGATCACCGCGGCAAAAATTGCCGCTGCAACTATCACTGCAAACGAGATTGCAGCCGCCACTATAACTGCCGCGAAAATCGCCGCCGGCACCATTACGGCAAACGAGATAGCCGCCAACACGATCACCGCAGCCGAAATCGCCGCCAATGCTATCACATCAAGCGAGTTGACCGCGAATTCTGTGGTGGCCGGAAAGATTGCCGCCGGCGCCATCAACGTCGACACCATTCTGGCCAGCAATGTTGTAGTGACCGGGCACTTGGTGGCGAATGCGATAACTGAAACATCCGGGGCGGCAAATAGTGGTGGGACCAGCTTGGGGGTCACAGTAAATTCCGCGACCTATGCTGTAGTTATATGGGCCTATCTTTCGGAGTCTACACCTTTTGGTGATTGCGACGTTACCCGAGATGGCTCCTCTATTCTTTATGGCGGTGGCGGATTGCCGGGCGGGACTTTCATTCTAATAGATACGCCCAGCGCTGGCGGTCATACCTACGCCGTGAATTCTAGTTCCCCTTACATTTCTGCGCTGGTCGTAACGCAATTAAAGAGGTAGCGCGGTGGCAAAATTTGTCATTCTAGCAGCAGATGGAACTACGATAGTTTCGCGAGGACATTGCAGCGATGCCGATGTGATCTTGCAAACTATTCCGCCAGGCGGATCAATTCTGACGTTTCCTAACGACACAATTTTGCCGGATGATAACCAGGAATACAATTCAGCGCTGCAGACCTTTCGTCCGTCATTGGTGAATTGGAAAAGAAAGCAAGCACAGAAAATTAAAGTCGGTGCCTATTCCTATATTCAAGGCGGCTTCACAAGCTCCGCTAAGGGGGCAGCGCTGATCTATGACACTAGCCCCACCGAACAAACCAACATGCTTATGTCCGCGTTTGGCGGCGGCGGGCTGATGGCGAAGGCAAACGCCGGCGGCGTGTTCGCGCCGGTGGCTCACACCCAAGCGCAAGCGCGACAGGTGGTGGCAGAATTCGTTGCATATCGAGATGCAGCACTTACAAAGTTAGCGACGCTTGGCGCCAGTATCCGCAATGCCAGCACCGCCGCAGAAGTACAGGCGATCATCTGGTCACCGCCGGCATAAGGCAAATAAATGACCCAGTTAAGCCCACACTTTACTTTGTCGGAAGCGACAAAGTCCCAGATGGCTATCCGCAAGGGCATAGCCAACGTGCCAAACGCTCAAGAAATTGAGGCGATGAAACTGGTCGCGGTCCATCTCCTTGAGCCCATCCGAGAACACTTCGGCGTTCCCTTTATTCCGACATCTTTCTTCCGCTGCAAGGAATTGAACGACGCTGTTGGAAGTAAAGACAGCAGTCAGCACCGGAAGGGCCAGGCTGCAGACATTGAAGTGCCCAGCGTGTCGAACTTCGCTCTTGCCACTTGGGTCAAAGACAACCTCTCTTTCGATCAACTGATCCTGGAGAACTATACCCCGGGCCAACCATCTTCCGGATGGGTTCATTGCTCCTATAAGGAGCAAGAAAATCGTGGTGAAGTCCTGACCTTTACCGGAAAGAAATTCCTGCCCAGCCTCGTCGCCTAACAAACCCAAACCCCGCAAACATAGTCTGAATGGAATTTGCAATGACAAATTCTTGTAGGGCGATGGACGTCGTTTCACCAACCACCAACTGCAACCAGGAGTGAATGAACTATGGCTAACTTTGCCGCCTCAAACATCGCTATCGCTTCCCCGACCCAGCAGAACTTTTCCTCGTCTTTCAAGACTCTGTTGGAAGGACATGCCGTCACCTCCGGGCGCCGGTTCTGCCTCTATGAGTTTGAATTCGGTATCGATGGCGCCCCGAACGCGACCGATTGTTCTATCACTTGGGACGTTTCGCGCACGACCGCCGCCGGCACCCCGAACGCGGCGCCAATCGTGGCGCAGCCGATGGACCCGGCAGATGTTACAGCGGCCGTGACCGTCTTCGGGTGCAATCATACGGCTGAGCCAACGGTTGCCGTGGCGAACAGCTTGTTCTCGCTGGGCGCCAATCAGCGTGCCTCCTATCGCTGGATCGCTCGCGATGACAAGTCGGCGCTTTGGGTTGCTGCCGTTAACCTGAACGGGCTCCGTCTTGCCGGTAAGTCTGCGACCTATGCTTCGACTGCCGTTGCCACGATGCACATCCAGGAACAGTAAATCGATGCGAAACGCGCAAGGATACGCCGTCCTCACTGGGCCGGTGGGTGTTGTCGAAGAAATCGACACATTCACTTGCGCGCACTGTTGCAGCATCGTGCATGTGCGCGCTGGCGTGAAACCGGATGAACTCGGGTCTTGGTGCACACTTTGCGGAAAAATGCACTGCGCCAAAGAGACTTGCCAAACATGCGTTCCATTCGAAAAGAAAATGGAACGCATGGAGGCGGCTTCTCGTGCGCGCAGGTCTTACGGGTGACCCTGCATTTTATCTCCGGGCTTCCTCGCTCAGGCTCAACGCTTCTGGCTGCGATCCTTCGGCAGAACCCACGCTTTACGGCTGGCATGTCATCCCGGCTGGCTCGTAGCTATCGGGCACTCGAAGCCTCTCTGTCTATCGATGATGGAGACGGAGAAAGCGTAACCGATAAGCAGCGGCTAGATGTCCTGAAGGGGTTGTTCGCCAATTTTTACGAAGGCCGCATTGGCACGGTGTTCGACACCAACCGCATGTGGACGGCCCGGCTCCCGGCCTTAGCGCAACTATTCCCGGATGCGAAGGTAATCTGCTGTGTTCGTGATCTAGCCTGGATACTGGACAGTTTTGAGCGGCTGCGCGCCCGCACTCCTTTGGAGTTAAGCGGGATCTACAATTATGAAACCAATGACACCGTCTATAGCAGGGTAGGGCGCCTTTCGGCTGGTGACGGAACAGTTGGTTATGCTCTCAACGCATTACGCGAGGCGCTTGCGGGAGAGTTCGCAGACCGTGTTTTGCTGATTGAGTACGACGATTTGTGCATTTATCCAGACGGCATTTTGTCAAAGATTTATGATTTCATCGGCGAGGAAAAATACCCCCATGATTTCAAAAGCGTTCAATACAGCGCTCGCGAGTTCGACCGCAGCGTCGGCGCTCCTGGACTCCATGATGTC